CGCAGGCGGGCCGAGAGGATGATGGAGTTGAAGCGGGAGGGGAAAAGCGTTAAGGAGATTGCCCGCATATTTGAGGTAAGCCCGAGAACGGTGCAGAGATGGCTGAAGGCGGTGGAGGTGGCTTCGCAAAATTAAAAAGCAAAGGTCAAAAATCCAAATGACAACTCAAAACGCAAAAACTGAACAAACCCAAATGACAAAATCCAAATGACAACTTGTCGATTTCATCAAGCATCCTCGAATAAAGTCGGGACAATATCAAAGCACCAAATATGAATGACCAAAATAATCACTACGTCATTGCAAGGTATTCTCCCCATTTTGTCATTGCGAGGCTGACGAAGTCAGCCGAAGCAATCCCGCGGTGGGGCATGAGATTGCCACGCACCTGTCAGGTGCTCGCAATGACACTCCCTTCTGTCATTGCGAGTCCCGATTTATCGGGACGAAGCAATCCCGGGGCAGCGCAGCCAAAGGAGAGTTGAGAGATGACTGATTTCAATCCATCCCATCTGAACCACATGGACACCACCCGCCTCGCCGCTTACCGCACCAACCTCGATTTCTATCAGGGAAATCACTGGCCTACCAGGTCACGTCACCGCCAGCTCGTCTTCAACTATGCTAAGGTCTCCATCGACAAGGGCACCAGCTTCCTTATGCGGGGACTCAATTTCGCCTGCTACCCCGTAGGGGAGGGTCTTGTACCCTCCCAAGAGCTCAAGGCCAGGGCCCGCAGGGCCGAGCAGCTACTCAGCCAGGTATATGAAGAAAACAACCTTCAGCAGCTCGACTACGAGACCGAGGTCGACGCCGCCGTACTGGGAGACGGCTGCTACAAGGTGATATGGGATACCGACGAGAAGCGTATTCGCATCACCGCCCCCGATGTCTCAGGCATCTATGCCTGGTGGCTCGGTGATGATACTTCCAGAGTGTGGCGGGTAGCTTCACGCTATATCCTTACCCAGGACGAGATCCAGCTTCTTTATGGTCGAGCCATCGAGAAGAAGACCGCCACCATAACCGAAGTCTGGACAGCCAAGACCTTCGACCTCTTCCTCGACAACGACCCTATGGAATCCAAGCCCAACCCCTACGGCTTCATCCCCTTCGTTATCTTCCCCAACCTCCGTGAGCCCAAGAAGTTCTGGGGCAGCTCCGATATTCCGACCCTGGTCCAGCCGCAGCGGGAGCTTAACCGTGCCTTGAGCCAGCTATCCCGCATCCTGGAGCTGTCGGGGAATCCCATCGCCGTCCTGGAGAACATCGCATCGGCTGAGGACATCAAGGTCCAGCCGGGTGCACTGTGGACCATACCGGAGGACGCTAAGGCTTACCTCTTGGACTTACTGCAAGGCGGGGGTGTTAGGCTCCATGTCGACTATATCGATTTGTTATACCGTGCCCTTCACGATATTTCAGAGACACCCCGGGCCGCCTGGGGAGGCATCGAGAAAGAGCTCTCCGGAGCAGCGTTACAAATAGAGCTGGGCTCCCTTACTCAGAAGGTCACCAGGAAGCGGACTATCCGCACCAACGCCTACCACCAGCGTAACGACATTATACTTAAGCTGGCCGAGAAATACATGAACGAAAGCTTCGAGCAAATAACCCACCGGGTAGTCTGGGGGCCGATATTGCCCCAGGACGCAGCCCGTCAGGCTCAGAACGAGCAGCTACTCGTCCAGGCCGGAGTCCACAGTAGGCGGACGGCTATGGACGAATTAGGAGTCCAGGACCCCGACGAAGAGTTCAGCAGGTGGTTGGAGGAGAGGACCAGGATCCTGGAAATGAATCAGGAGTTTAAGGCATCGTCCACACGTGGCGGAGCGAGAGAGAGAGCGACAGCCGCGGAGATGGAAGTGCCTGAATAAAAAACTCGCTCCCCTTGTCATTGCGAGGCGAAGCCGAAGCAATCTCAAGAGGAATAGGAGAAGTGCATGGAGAACGAAGAAAACAAAGAGACACAGGAAACCCCGGAGACCCCGGAGAATCCCAACGAGGTTTCCACCCCCGAGGACCTGGAGGCCATCAAGGCCCAGCTCGAGGAGGAGAAGAAGACCAAGGCCGCCGCTGAGGCAAGCCTGGCCGAGAAGGACACCCGCATCGCCGAACTGGAGGCTTCGCTAAGCGAAGCGCAGCAGGGAAGCGAAGCGGCTGCCGCCGAGCTCGCCTCAGCCAAAGAAGCCAACGCCCAGGCCGTCTCTAAATACCTCGATGCCGTCAGGACAGCCAATTCCACCATTCCCCAGGACATCATTGCCGGCGACACCATCGAGGACATAGACGCTTCGCTAGCGAAGGCTACCACCATCGCCGAGTCCGTCAAGGCCAACCTCGAAGCCCAGGTCAAAGAGGCCAAGGTCCCGGCCGGGGCGCCCACCAGAGGCGAGATATCCCTTGAGGGCTTAACCCCCAGGGAGAAGATCGCCGCTGGAATCCAGCAAAAAGGAGGAACTACATAGTAAATCCTAAATACTAAATCCGAAATGCCAAACAATATCAAAGCTCAAAACTCCAATGACCAAAACATAGAATTTTTAAATTTTGGAATTGGGAATTTGGATTTGTTTAGGATTTAGAAATTCGAATTTAGGATTTCTCCAAAGGAGGAAACATGAGCATATCTTTAGCAGAAGCAAGCAAGCTCTCGACCGATATCCTGCTTAAGGGAATCATCGAGACCATAGTCAAGGACAGCCCCATCTTACAGGAGCTGCCCTTCATCCAGATCGTGGGCAATAGCCTGAAGTACAACCGGGAGAAGACTTTGCCCACCGTAGGCTGGTACGCCCCGGTGACCGGTACCTGGACGCAGTCCGAGCCGGCTTTCGAGCAGTGCTCTGCCAGCCTCTGCGTCCTTGGCGGAGACGCCGATGTCGACAATTTCCTCAAGTCCACCAGGAGTAATATCCAGGACCTCGAGGCAGCCGTCATCGAGCTGAAGGCCAAGGCCCTCAGGAACGAGTTCGAGAACACCTTCCTGAACGGAGACTCCGGCGTGGACGCCAACCAGCCCGACGGCCTGTATAAGACCATGAAGGGCACCGCCTGGACGGCCGATACCGAGATGGCCGTGGGCGATATCGTCGTCCCCACCGCCGGCAAGGAGAACGGCTTCCGGTATGAGTGCACCGCAGCAGCAGGCGATAAGAAGACCCACGCCACCACTGAGCCCACCTGGCCCACCACCGAGGGCGACACCGTAGTTGACGACCAGGTCACCTGGACCTGCCGCTACGGCAACCACCTTGGCATGGCCGTCAACGGCGCTACCCTCTCTTTGACTAAAATGGACCAGCTAATCGACCTCGTTCGTGGCGGCAAGCCCGACCTGCTCTTAATGAGCCGCCGGTCCCGCAGGAAGCTAGCAGTGCTGGCCAGGGCCCAGGGCAGCAACCTGCAGGTCGGCCAGGGCAAGCTCGGCGAGTTCGTCGAGCTCTATAACGGCATCCCCGTCGCCATCTCTGACTGGGTTAAGGACAACTACACCGTGGGCACATCCAGCGATTGCTCGGCCATCTTCGCCTTCCAGATGGGAGAGGGCGCCGTCTGCGGCCTTACCAGTCCCGAGGTGATTCAGGTCGAGCGTCTCGGCTCCCTGGAGACCAAGGACGCCTCCCGGACCAGGGTTAAGTGGTATGTATCCCTGGCCAACTTTTCCATCGTCAAGGCCGCCATGCTCACAGGAGTGAGAGACTAATGACTGTGCCAGTTGGGATTACCAGCCCACGAGGTTGGCTCTGGCAAATCCCCCTGGCCTGTATCATCACACCTCCTTTCATTGTTTTGAGGAGGGAGGGGGTAGGTCGATCCCCCTCCCCATCCTCCAATCCCCCTCTTAAGATAAGAGGGGCCAGGGGAGTTATGAGAAGAGGAGTTATGACATGAACCTAACCGAAATGAGAGCCCGGGTCCGCGAGGACCTCCAGGACACCGACGCCCAGAACTACCGCTGGACGGACGACGAGGTGGACGGAGCCATCAACAGGGTAGTCATGGAGTACTCCCTTCATGCCCCCATCGAGCAGCAGGACGATATCGCTACCACCGACGGCGATATCGAGCTCGATATTTCCTCCTTATCAGGCCTGCTCAAAATCGAGTCGGTCGAGTTCCCTATCGGCCAGAGCCCTAAATACTATCAGAGGACCGAGTACTGGGCCGGCCAGCTTTACATGGATGACGAGGGAGATGGAGAGGATGCCAGGGTAAGATGGCTTAAGAAGCACACCTTGACCGCCGAGTCCACCACCATCCCGACAGACCACGAGGAGATTATAGTCCTCGGCGCGACAGGCTACTTAGCCATGTCCGCCTCGGCCTACACAGTGGATAGGGCCAGCATTGCCGGCCGGCACGCCACTATCAACTACAAGGCCTGGGGCAAGGAACGCCTTGATCGCTACGACAGGAAGCTCAAAGCCATCGCCCAGGGAAACCGAGTCATCCAGAGGCAGTTCTACACCGAAGAATGATAGAAGTCGGAATCCTCAAAAACTTCGACAGCGGTACCTATAAGGCCGGCGTCCAGCTCGCAGGCTCCCTCACGACCTACTTCGACGACATCAGTGTGGCCAAGAATATCCCGTCATCAGCCTTGGTCATCGGCAACTACGTCATCCTGGCCATCCCCGGGGGCAATCCCAGGGACGCCTGCATAATCGCCACCTGGCCCCAGGGCAGCCCCGGCGGCGGCGGAAGTAAAATCCAGGACGCCGATGGCGATACCAGTTGGGACGTCGAGCAGTCGGCCGACGAGGACAAGGTACGTGGCAAAGTCAAAGGTGTTGAGGCTTTTCTACTCGAGGACGATGGGATACTTACCCTGGCCAAACAATCCTCCGTTTATGTAACCGCAGACGCCACCGCTCAGACAATTCCCACCACCACCGAGACGACAATCGCATTTAACACCGAAGTTACCGACATCCAGGATGAGTTCAATACAGCCACCTATACGTTCACGGCCAAGAAGGCGGGGAAGTACTTCATAGCAGCAAAGATAACCTGGAACTTCCTTCCCAATGGAATCTATGCATATGTTGCCATAAAGAAGGG